CTTTGGTCGATGTTCAGGTAACGGTGCCACGAACGCATCCAACTCCAATTTCTTTGGTAATGGTGTAGGTAACGGTGCCACATGCGCATCCAACTCCAATTTCTTTGGTAATGGTGTAGGTAACTGTGCCACATGCGCATCCAACTCCAATTTCCTTGGTTATAACGCAGGTAACGGTGCCACATGCGCATCCAACTCCAATTTCTTTGGTCGATGTTCAGGTAACGGTGCCACGATCGCATCCAACTCCAATTTCCTTGGTAATGGCGCAGGTAACGGTGCCACAGGCGCATTTAGATCCAATTTCCTTGGTTATAACGCAGGTAACGGTGCCACGTTCACAAACAACTCCAATTTCTTTGGTTCAAACGCAGGTAACGGTGTCACGAACACAGGTAACTCCAATTTCTTTGGTTCAAACGCAGGTAACGGTGCCACGAACGCATCCAACTCCAATTTCTTTGGTCGATGTTCAGGTAACGGTGCCACAAACGCATCCAACTCCAATTTCTTTGGTAATCGCGCAGGTTACTGTGCCACATGCGCATCCAACTCCAATTTCCTTGGTTATAACGCAGGTAACGGTGCCACAAACGCATGTCACTCTATATTCATTGGTTATAACGCAGGTAACGGTGCCTCTCTATCAGCTTCAATCGCCCTTGGCTCTTGTGCCATCCCCACATCACACAATCAATTAGTGTTGGGGTCGTCAGCATACCCACTATCAACTGTTAATAGCGGCAACTGTTTAGTTGTAAACATAAATGGAACTATGAAGAAAATAGCGTTGCTTTCCGTTTAATGTTATATAAATAGCAATATGATAAAAAATGCTATTTTTCATATTGAGGGGGGGTTGGGTAAAAACATTGTAGCCACTTCGGTTATCCGTTCCTATAAAAAGGAACATCCAATCCACAACATTATAGTAAATTCTGCATATCCTGACATTTTTCAAGGAAATCCTGATATTGATAGGTGTTATCTATTGGGAAATACTCCGTATTTTTATGAGGACTTTATCTTCGATAAAGATTGTGAAATATTTGCACATGATCCATATAAAACAACAAATCATATCACCAAACAACAACCTCTGGTGAAATCGTGGTGTGATATGATAGGGATTAATTACGATGGTTTAAATCCAAACATTTATTTTAATTTTAGGGAAGGGGAAATACCCAGAGCGTTACTACCTCAAACTGATAAACCCATTCTCATCTTCCAACCATTTGGAGGCGCACAAAACCAAGAATTTCCATACTCATGGACAAGGGATATTCATCCTTTCATTGCTCAACAAATAATCAATAATCTTAAAGAACAATATACGATATTGCATATTTGTCACCCCCACCATCCTCAATTACAAAATGTGATTCGCTATGATAAAAATCAAAATAAAAAGATTTTATGTGCCATGTTGAATCTTTCTAAAAAAAGAATTCTAATCGACTCTTCTTTACAACATGCTGCGGCTGCCATGGGATTACCATCAACAGTGGTGTGGGTTGGGACACAACCGGAAGTATTTGGTTATGACATGCATAATAATATAACTCCCCCTGTTACCTTTCCAAAGGGTAATATTAATTCGTATTTATATGATTATAGTTTCAATGGAATCATCCATGAATGCCCATATGATAATATTTATCAAATTTTCAATATCGAAAACATCATAAAATGAGAGATATATTTTATGTGTCTGGCTTACCCAGATCGGGAAGCACTCTTCTGATGAATCTGATGGCACAAAATCCTAAAGTATTCTGTACTCCTACATCGGGTTTGAATCAATTGATGAATAATATCAAAACATCGTGGGGTAATATCATTGAACATCGATCTGATAAAAACGCTGGTAATGATGAAAATTTGAAGCGTATCCTCAACACTGTATTACATTCCTACCATAATACCGAAAAACCGTATGTCATCGACAAATGTAGGGGGTGGGGATTCTCCATTGAAATGTTGGAGGCAATCACCAATAAAAAAACCAAGATCATAGCACCAGTTAGAGATATAAAGGATGTTCTTGCGTCTTTCGAATTATTATATCGAAAGGGTTCCTACAAGTTCAACCCCCAAGGACCAATGCCCCAATGTTTAACAACTGAAGGTAGGATGATGCATTGGGCAAGTTTGGAGGGGGAAGTCGGTGCTGCTTACGCAATATTGAAGGATGCTTTTTTAAGAGGATTGGGGGATAGATTCCTTTTGGTGGATTATGATTACCTGACACATAATCCTAAAATTGTCATGGACGTAATTTGGGATTTCCTCAATATACCCAAATGTGAACATGATTTTGAAAACATATTGAACCAAACACCAGAAGATGATGGTGTTTATAATTATGTCGATTTACATAAAATTAAGAGTAAAGTCACCCCATCCAGTTCAAAAGCTAAAGAAATTTTGGGGGATGAAATATGTAAAGGATTGGATGGTTATGAATTTTGGAAGAAATGACTAAATAATGATATGTCTATACTAGGTAATAACACACTACCACCACCCCCGACACCCAATAAGGAAGTCCTATTGAAACAAGCGGTATCCCGTATCAAAAATCTTTCCAAGGAATGTTTCAGTAATTTGGTGAGAACCCAACGAGAAGGTATTGAGATTGTTTGGGAGGACGAAACCCTCACTCCGCAGGAAATAATTGATGAGATGGGGTCGGATGTTTTTAAGATTTTTCAATTCCATGGGGAGCTTACACAATTTATTCTGATGTTGGCCAAAGGGGATGGAGCAACGGTTGATGTCAAGTATCCCACCCACTCATTTACCGCAAACCTCAGTGCTGGAACTATCACCGTCCACGATACACTTTACCAACAATAATTATATGAAAAAACAACCGACATTGGGAGATATATATGGACAAATGCTGAACAGTGTTCAAGTCGTTCAAGAGAACGCACAGGAAAACATCAACAAGTCCAAAAAAATTCCCAAGCAATCCAAAAACGCTTTCAACGAAACAAATCCCTTGCAAAAAGGTGGTCCATCTGAGAAAAGCGGTTATCACAAAGCTTTGAATGATACTTATGATGAGGATGAAGAGCGTAAGTATGCTAATCTTGATAAACTTAAAGAAAAGTTGAAGAATCCCAATCTTTCTGATAAACAGAAGGAATCTCTTAAAAAAGAAATTGCAAGAATGGAGAGTGGAATCCAAAGAGAGGAAGCGGAAGAGAGAATTCACAAGGAATCTAAAAAAATTGCAAGAGATAGACTAAATACATTTATGACTAAGAAATCTACATTTGATAAGTTGTTTGAATCCGTTATGGGTAATAATTTTGACCAGCAAGAGGATGCTCAAGAAGTTGATGCCCTCGGCCTTGGTGATGCTCCCATGGACGATGAGTTTGGAGATGACGAATTCGGTGACGATGAAGACCAAGTTACATTTACTCTTGATCGTGCCACAGCACAAAAGCTTCACGATGTTTTGATGGGAGTTCTTGATGGTGGTATGGAAGACGAAGGAGATGATCTGGACTTTGATGAAGGCGATGATTTCGGAGGAGACGACGAAATGGATGAAGATAACGAAGAAGAAGATGATTTCTCTTATGACGAAGATGAAGAGCGCGGAACGTTTCCAACTGACAAGGTTGGTAATGACGGAACCGTAGGTGCCAAGGATGGCAAGGGTGGTGGTCAACAACACAAGCTCCAAGGTCGTAGCAACAAGGTTAATGGCCGTCCCCAACCAAAAAACCAAAAAACCAAGGTAGTGGGAACCACTGATAAGGTTGGTAATGACGGTGATTATGGTCACGCTCTCCACGGTGCAAAGCAACCTGATATGGGCAAGCAGAACAAAGTTTCGGATATTAGACAGGCAGAAGATTTCTTCCGCTAATATGAATTAAAAAAATAAACCTAAGAAGAGGGGATCGTGATGATTCCCTCTTTTTTTGTTAAGTATTAGCATGAAGTCCTTTCTGGAATTTTTCGAAGAGCGCAATGGTGTGATACTTGAGTATCGACACAAGGATGGATTTGGTGACATTAAGCAATCCCTCCACGCCAATAATAAGAAGGGGGGTAATATTACCCGCGATCCCCTGACAAGAAAGATACCATGGAACAAAGGACCGTATAAGAAGATCAGAACAGCAGGAGAGATTCTGATTGGGGATGATCTGTTAAAGGAATTGGGACAACTCAATGGTGTGGAATTTAAAGATGGTAAAGAGATCAAAAGAAAAAACAGTAATCAAATCCTAAAGCTGTTCACCAATCTCCATGGTCAACAATGTGGTAAAATCGTAGAAGTTAAAAAATAATGGGTTGTCCAACAATTCCACTTTCCTGTCTCACTCCTGAAAACATCTTTGCTGGTGTTTATCGCCCCAATTGCGGGGGATTTGCCGATCCTTCCAATTTCAAGGCTGAAAGAGCCATATTCAATTCCCAATTTGGGGAGCTTATCAATAATTATGGGGTGGAGATTGATTATTATGTGAACACCTTCAACCCAAAGGCAATGAACTCCATCTATGGGGAACACACTCTCATGTATTGGCTCGGTCCAACAGTTATCAAAGCATATATCCAGATGGAGAATGCCTCCCCAATTTATGCTCTGGCTGGTATGGATTCCCCCGATACTTTGACACTCTATTTACATATTGATGATTTTAATGTCAAATTTGCTGGACTTAGCGTATTTGATGGTGTTTTAAGAGATGAAAACAATAATCCCATATTAACGGAAGCAGGGGAGCAAATTATTATTGATCAGGAAAATGGTCCATGGGCTTGCGAACCCAAATCACAGGATAAGATCAGGGTGACACCATTTGGATGTGATAGGCCGAATGGCAGGGGAGCCAAGATATTTGAGGTTACGGAAGCTCTGGATGAAGATGCCGCTGAACTCAATCCTGCAATGGGTCATTATGTTTGGAGATTGAAAGCTGTTCGTAGTGAGCATAACTTCACCACCAATGAACCAAGGGAAAATATGAATCATCAAATTGCTGATAATTCTTTCTTCGGTAAGCTGTCTTCCACGATGTTCCCAGAATTGACGGGAATGTATCCGGGTCTTTCGGCAGCATTTTTGTCGCTATCTTCTGTTCTGGATGATAACAAGATATACACCGAAAGTTCCGATGAAATCGTGCAAAGGGATGTGTTTCCTCCATCCACGGGAGGTAGTGATGGTAGTGTATATGGGAATTATTTCTAAATAGGTAATATGGGTAGGAAAAAAGATACATATATGGGCAATCCTAATTTGCCCACAGCTAGTGCTACATTCGAATATACACCAGAGATGGTGGCTGAGATTGCCAAGTGTCGGGATGATATTTTATATTTTGCTGAAAATTATTTCTATATCATTGAGCCGGATTTAGGTAAGATTAAAATACCGTTGTTACCATATCAGAAGCGGTTGCTGAACGCATTTAGAGATAACAGATTTAATATTGTCAACTCATCTCGTCAATCGGGAAAATGTTTTGTTGGTGATACTAAAATAAAAATACGAAACAAAAAAACAGGTGAAATAGAAGAAGTTGAAGCTGAAAAGTTTTACAATTCTATTAAAAAATAGACAAATATCTAAGCGATTAGACTAAATATATACATGACGAACAAAACATGTATAATTACTGGAAAATTATTGTCAGATGGAAAAAAGTGGAAGGGTTGTCATAGTAGAACCTTGTTTTTTATATATAAAGATAATAAATTTGATTTAGAAAAAACTAAAGAAGATGTTGAAAATAACTTGATATATATTGACGAGTATGATGAATATTATTCTTGTTGGAGAGCAGCATCCAGATCATTGGGAATGAGATACAATCTGAGTGAAGTTGATAAAATATCTCTCTATGAAAAATATTTTAAACCGAATAGTAAATGTAAAAAACATGATTGTAATAATCAAGTTCCTTATGATTTTTTGAAGTATAATACTTGTTGTTTGTTGCATTATAATCAAAATTTGAAAAGTTTAAAATTAAAAGATTTTAAATACACCTGTTTAGAAGATGGGAATACATTCACAAGAATAAATCGCTTGACTAGACACCTCAAAGGTGTGCTAAACATCGATCCAGAAGATTATTATAAAAAACATATTAAAAAATGTGATAGTGAGGGATTTTGTAAATGGTGTAAAACCCCAACACGATTTAAAAATGTGCGAGATGGATACGATAAATTTTGCTACAACACATCTTGTAATGTTTTGTGGTATAATAAACATGAAAATCGCGCTAAAAATTGCGCTGAAAAGATTAGAAAAACACATTTAATCGGGGATCGTTTACCATCTCAAGAGGGATATTGGTTAAAACGAGGACATACGCAAGAGGAGGCTTATAAAAAAGTTAGAGAAACACAAGCCACCAACGCTGTTGACTCTATCATGGAAAGAAAGAAATGCTCATTGGAAGAAGCAGTTCAAATTAGAGCTGAAATAACCGATAAATGGTTGAAATCATTTAAGAGAATGAATTATTCAATGATTTCACAGAAATTGTTTGTTGAGGTTTGGAAAAGAGTGAA